TTCAAGTCATGCTAAGCGACACTGTACAAGGTACCGAATAAAGAAGACAACAAGCATGTTGTGTTAAATCCGCTAAACAGCATGTATTCCGGATATCCGGAAGCAAAATCGGGTATTATAGAAAAAGTATTTGTATCGGGGAAATGGGCCGATAATCCCGGCAAGGATAGCATTGAAATATTTGATTTGCTCGACAATTACGATCCAGTGGCAGATTTGAAAAGGCGTAAATGGGATGATACGCTGAAAAACAAATCGGTAGTATACGCCATAAAAGACAGCTGGAGCAACAACGATTACTATCCGGAACCGATTTGGTGGAGCGCGTACCTGAGTGGGTGGGTAGATGTAGCCAGGGTGGTACCGAAATTCCTGCTGAAAGCCTATACCAACCAGGTTACCTGGAAGTGGCATGTGCAGATCCCGTATGCATTTTGGGATAAGAAGTTCCCGAAAGAAGATTTTAAAAGCCTGGAGGAACGGAAAACGGCTATTGAAGAATACATGGATCAGATTGAGAATAATATATGCAGCCAGGAGAATGCCGACAAACCTATTTTTACATTCTTTGAGATAAACCCGAACAACGGAAAGGTTGAAGAACAGTGGATTATTACACCCCTCGATAACAAGACAAAGGAAGTCGACGGGCGGGTTACCAGCGCAGCGGCCAACAGCGAAATAATGTTCAGCATGATGCTAAACCCCAACGTGCTGGGCGCTGGTATGCCGGGCGGTGTGTACAGCGGAAACCAGGGCGGAAGCAACATCAGGGAAGCCTTCCTGGTAAACATTGCCAACGCCTGGCTCGATCGGCAGAACCTGCTGGATCCGCTTGAAGCTTACCTGGAGTTTAACGGACTTGGTACCGGTGTGCAATTGCGTTTCCGCAATACCATACTCACCACGCTGGATACAGGGGCCGGAACCACAAAGAAACTATCGTAAAACGAAAAAAATTAACACCAAATGTTAATCAAAACCATTGAAGAGATACGCGAGCTGCTGCCGGTTAGCCTGGCCAGCGATTTCAACAAGCTGAAACCACACCTGGCAAATGCGGAACGCGATTACCTGGTGCCGGCCATAGGTGATAATATGATACTGGAGCTGGAGGAGTTTGCCGAAACGCCGCCTGCAGGTGAACTTACCGAAGTGCAGGAAAGCATGAAAGAATTGCTGGACCTGGCACGCATCAGCCTGATACACCTGGCGTACTGGATTGGTTACGATACGCTGAACGCGCATATCAGTGATGGCGGATTCCGCAGGATAGAAAGCGATAAGATCCGCAGCCTGTTTAAATACCAGGAAGATTCCATCAGGGATTACTTTAAAGTAACCGGTTATAACGGCCTTGATGCCATGCTGGAGCTGATGGAAACCAAACCGGATCACTTCCTGGAGTACTATGCATCGAAAGCATATACCGAACGCAAAGAACTTTTTGTGAAAGACACGCAAAGCTTTCATAATATATATTTTATCGGCAAGAGCCGATTGATATTTATGCGCCTGATCCCATATATGAAAACCGTTGCTGATCTTTATATTAAACCACTGTTAGGGACGACGAACTATGAAATGTTGAAAACAGAAATGGTTAGCGGTACCCCATCTGCAGCAGTACGGGCATTGTTGCCTCTGCTTGAAAAACCGGTAGTGTTTTTATCGACAGCGATGCTGATGGAAGACTCAGGCGCTGAACTGAATGACCGGGGTTTGTTTTTTGCCGGCAAAATGGCCACCAACCTCGATAATACGGTGCATACTCCAGCCGAAACTGAAAGGGTAAACGCCCTGGTGAAACGAAACCGGGCCATTGGCGAAAGCTACCTGGCTGCAGTAAAGACACATTTGCTCGAAAATGCTGCAGACTGGAACGGATACGCATCGCCAAAAGGCATATTGCCAAACAGGGACAATACCGGGAAAAGGAGCGTGTGGGCATAAAAAAGTGAAAAGCGAATAGTGAATAGTGAATAGTGGGCGATATGAAGGAAATTGAAATTGAGTACCGGCATTGGTTTATTAACCGCAAACTAAAGCGGAACTGCCCGGAGCGGTGGGAAGAAATAAACGCCGGCCAGCTGATTGCCATTGCGCGCTACTCGATGGCAGAGATTGAGGAGCAGGAATACCTGGTTAAAATGCTTGATTTGCCCCGCCGGGTAGCAAAATTGCTGGATAGCTATGAAATATACAGGCTAAAGCAACTGATTACGTTTACCGAAGGATTTGAGCCCTGGTATAAGTTTATACTGAAGCTGCCGGGATTGTCGGCCCCCAGGCCCCGACTTGAAGCTATGACCTTTGGCCAGTACATGTTTGTTGAAACCTTTTACGAAGACTGGATTGAGGAACCCACAGCCGAAAAACTTAACAAGTTTGCAGGCTGCCTCTATCTTCCGGAGAAGGAGGCATTTGATTCGGAAAAGATTGAAACCTATACCGAAAATGCCGCGCAGCTGCCGGAAGAAGTAAAAATTGCCATCACGCTGAACTACCGGCTGGTTAAAGAATGGATGGCCAATTTATACCCGTTGATATTTCCCCGGGTGGCAGAAAGCGAATCGTCTTCCCGACATCAGGAAGATGATAAGAAAAAGGCCAGTACGCATGGCTGGCTTGAAGTATTTGAAGGCATTGTAGGCGATGACCTGATACACCAGGAGGAATACTTTAAACTTACAGTGCATGTGGTTTTGCGGTTTTTGACCAAAAAAATAAAGGAAAATGCAAAAAGATAAAAAATTTTCGGCCTTTGTTGAATATTGCAAGCAGCTGGCCACGGAACATGTGTATATACGTCACAGTGATAACGAAAAGCATTTTTACAGGTTTGAGCTGGAGGAAGTGCTCACCGGGTTGAAAGACATGCATTACCCGGCGATGATACTGGAAGGATACCGGTTTGGCTTTAAAGATGCCAGGGGCGACAACGAGGTGAAGGGGCTTGCTGGGGGGTACGAACAACGTGACGCCGGTCAGCCCGGCCAGGGGCAGTGGCAGGGGGACGGTCTCGATGACCTCGTTGGCCGTCTGCCCCACCGGTTCC